GTATCATAATAGTGATACCAAACTTTCATACCGTATAAGTCTTTTCTGATACCAATTAAGTCTTTTTTCTCAGGAGTTGAATACAAGTGAACCAAATGTGTTCCATTTGCACCTGCAGTAATTTTATAAGTTAAATCTGATTTAAGAATTCTATTTTTCAATCCAAAATCTGCTGCTCTTGCAACAATATCATAAGCAGGGGCAATGTAGTAAGCACCATTCAAAATATTGTAACCTGCACCACCGCTACCAACTGAGCCTGTAATACCTACCCCATTTAAAATAGTTCCATATCCTAAAGATGCAAATGTAGCATGAGTAATGTCTGAAGGAGTTAACCACATCACTTGATTGATTTCTCTTCCTGCAGGAACTTCGTAAACCATTTTACCTTCTTCAAGATAAAAATAATCTTTCTTTAATTCGTAGTTTCCTCTTGATTGTAATCCTACTTGTTTAGAATACGCTTGAGCAAATTGTAATTCATAATCAAATGAACGTTGAGTTAATGCAAAACACATATCATTTTGAGTCAAAGATTTACCATTCAATGAGCTCCATTGATTTTGTATCAGCCACATTTGAATTGCAGCAATATACTCTTCGACAGCAAATTTCAATAATGAACACCATGCTTGAGATGTTAACTCAATTTTAACAATTCCACCACTCAAAAGATTTTTTATATCTTCAACTAAACATTGTTTTTCCGCATTAGAAAGACAATCCTGTACATTATAATTTTGATGAAATTCAGATGGAGTTTTTTTATGATTTGCTCCTACAAAAGAATCAAGATTTTTGTAATCCATATTTACATTTTTATATAAATATTGACAACATTTTTAATCTATTAAATTGTTTTCATTATCTGAAGCCATTTCTCCATTAGGGTCTTCTTCTATTTCATACATTTCATCTAAAGGGGGCATCATTCTTAAAAATACAAAGGGAAAAGCATAAATTCTTTCAGGTTTATCTTCACGTCTTATAATAAACCACTGTAATCTTTTGTGGTTTTCTACAACCAAATCCCCTAAAGATTCAAAATATTTATCATCAGCAGGAAATATTTCTTTTGGAATAGAAAAATAATCTTTTGCCATAAACAAAATATCTCCTGTCATACCGCTATGAATTTCAATTACTCTTCTTCCTGTAACATAGTTATGATAATATTCTAATTCTTGTATATATTCAACAACTTCTTTGGGAAGTTCATATTTTTTATTATTGATAACTATTTCTTCCATTTTAGTTTAGATTTTGTTCTCCATAAAATATATTTCTGTTTTTCTGTTTGCTATTTGAAACTCTATAAACATCTTCTTCTATAGAGCCATCAAATAAACAATAAAACACTTCCACATCATTTGTTCTACCAATCCTCCAAGCACGACCTTCCGCTTGTTCATGTTCATCAGAACTCCATGATGGGCTATTAAAATAAATAACATCTGCTTTTGTTATATTTAAACCTGTGCCGATAGATTTTATGTTCCCTATCAATACTTTTTTATCGGGATTTTTCATAAATTCTTCAATCATGGCTTCTCTCCTTTTACCATCCATACCCGAATCAACACAGACCGCATGTTTGCTTAACTTTTTCTTCAATCTTTCATATTCTTCAACAAAATTTGTGAAAATTATACATGATTTATCATCTTCTATTGTTGATAGCACTGATAACACCGTATGTTCAACTTTTTGAATTGCATAGAATTGCCTTAAAAGTATTCCTTCAGTTAAATCTCTTACTTCTTCTGCAGAACGATTGCCTTTCTTGAGCATATATTTTTCGAATAATTCTGAAGCTTCCTGTTGTTGCCTTTTAGTTAATTCAAAATAAAGTTCACTTATGATTTTATCAGGAAATCCCTCAATCATTTTTTCGGTTCTTCTTCTCCTTTGAATAAACTTTATTCGCTGAGATAGTTCATAGGTATTTGTATTGTCAGTTTTCCTTAAAAATTGTTTTTGACCGCCTTTCATATTCTGTTTGAATGCTCCGCAATATCTTTTAGCGTATTCTTCGTATTTTGCATACCAAACGTTAAAATGGTAATCATTGGAGGTGTAGATAATATCACTAACATTTAAATTTAGATTTCTACAGATATCATAGAATTCTTCATTTCTTTCAATAGCAGTTGCAGACATTGCCCAAACATATTTAATGTTAGGGTTTGAAGTTAAGGCTCTAACGACTTCACTTTTTTTAGCTTTAGGTTTTCTAAACTTTTGAACCTCATCTATAATGATGCAATCATATCCCTCATTATATAAAGGTCTGTATGGGATTTCTTTACTTTTTCCTCTTTTAGCCTCTTCATGATAAGCCATCAGAACATCACATCCTATAATTGTATAGGTGCATTCATCTTCAATCCAACCATTTTCACCCCAAATTACCTTACAATCTTGATTCCAATGAGCTAATTCTTTTTTCCAATCTAACTGCTTGCCTGCAATACAGATAATTAATACTTTTTTACATTTGGCTGCTATTGTTGCTGCTATTGAAGAATAAGTCTTTCCTGCACCAACTGTATCCATCAAAAAACATTTTTTATGATACAAAAGAAATTGAACGGCTGTCTCTTGATGTTCAAATAATTTTCCTTTGGAAAAATTCTTATTTAACTCTTCGAAATCAATAGGAAGTCTTGTATAAATTTTTTCATATAAATCTCCTACCTCACTTTTATAAATCCAAAAGTATGTAAAGCTATTAGAGGATTTTTTATACCTAACATGATACCAATCATCAGTTTCTCCCACTATCCCATTTATAGTTACTTTTGGAGCAGGTCTATCTAAATTAAAATCTTCTTTAATCCGCTTTTCGGTAATTTCTCCTACTTCAATAGTTAAAGGTGAAAATTCATAAGGTTTGAATTTATAATTCTTTATAAGGTATTCATTCTCAAAATCTGAAAGCTCAAAACCTCTTTCAGTTCTAAATCTTTTTTCAATTTCGAGTATAAATGGATTGTCATCTATGTATGATGATAATTCTTTTGTATTAAATTCAGGATATTTCATATTTCAAAATATTTATTAAAAAGCGGTACTTACTGCAAATATAATAAATATAAATTTCAAATAAAATGAATTTAGCACCTTTAAATAATAATAACAAGTTTTTTTCCGATAATGAGTATAATTATTATGTTAGTCAGGCAAGAGAACATTTAGCTTCCCTTGATACTAAGATAATTTTTTATAAAGTGAATAAAGCTAAATCTCAAATAGATGATTTGTATGGTGAAGCATATGAAGAAGAAGTAACATTAGATGGTGCAATTGAAATTCCTGCAATTGTAAAAATTGATGCTTCAGAGAATAAAGCTTACATTTCAGATAAATCTATACTTCGTTTTGAAGAATACGGAAATTTGACTGCAAGTGTACTAATACAGGATTTAGAGTTCTATAATGCAAATATTGTTTATGGTGATTACATTGCATATAGATTTTCTGAAACTCAAGTTTTGTACTTTCAAGTGGCAAACGATTCTCAAAAACTGTCAAGCAAAAATACTTTCTTAGGTTATAAACCATATTGGAAAACAATTACCTGTACTCCTGTGAATAAAGGAGAAGAATTCTTTAGAGTGTAATGAAAAGAACAATTGATGATAATATAAAATTAAACGGTAAACAGCAACAAGTCAAACTCGTTGAAGATACTGTAAAGAATGATACTTTTTTTCCAAAAGGTGTTCATATTGATGATATGGACAGAGCTGTAAGAGATAATTTCAAAGAAAAGTTTGAAATTGTTTCTCAAGGAAAAGCTATTCCTTTTTTGGATATATTTTCTATTCAAAGGTTTTCTGAATTCATGAAAACTTGGCAAAATGTTGATGAGACGAATACTATCAATTTGCCATTTATTATAATGGTGCGTGAAAATTCAGAAAAAGGCACTAATCTCGGTGGAACTTTTAATATTGCAAGTGATATTACTTTTCCTGTTTGGAAAAGAAATACTGTAAGAAATGGTAGAGCAACTGTTGATTTCTATCAAATAGCTCAACCTGTCAATATAGATATAACTTATGTAGTTCATTTATTTACATCTCACCAAAGGGAAGTTAATATGATGGATGAAATGATGTTACACTCTTTTAAATCTGCACAATATTATGTTCTCGTTAATGGTCATCATATGCCTTTATTTTTAGAGAATATTGATGATGATTCCCAAGTAGGTGATTTGGAAAAGAGAAAATATTACCATAAAAAATACACTTTGAAATTAAAGGGATATTTATTGAGAGAAGAGGATTTTAGAAAGCTACCTTCTATTGATAGAATAATTTTAAAGACTCATGCTTCTTATGAAAGCAATACTTATTGTGAAGTAAAAGAAGTTGATTTAAATTGTGATTTATGTTTGAATTATAAGTTCAATAGGAAATCACCTAATTCACAAACTTACAGGATTCCTAAGAAATTAGAATTTTATTATGACAATCAAAATCCTGTGAATGATTATAGTTATTTTTTGAATGGAAATTTAGTCACTCTGCCCTTTATTGCAGAAAAAGGGGATGAGTTAACGGTAAGCCACAATTTGCACAAACAAAACATTATTAATATAACGGTGTGTGCAAAAAAATTAGATTAAAAAAACACGTTTTCAAATAATTCAAATATTTATAATTAAAATAAAAATACAATGGCAATTCAAAAACCTAATCTTGCACCATCAATAAAATTCACTGAAACTGATTTAACTTTTACCACGAGAAATTTTGGTATTACTTCTCTCGGTATTTCAGGCGAATTTCCTAAAGGTAGAGCTTTTACTCCTGTAGCGATTGATAATGTCACTCTTTTCAAACAAGTATTTGGTGATAACAATCCTTGTAAATTCGAAGGAACACAACAGCCTATATATGAAGGAGTTTACATTGCGAAACAATTTTTAACAGAATCTGACCAACTTTTCGCTTCGAGAGTTTTAGGTCTTACAGGATATGATGCAGGTGATGCTTGGGGGATTTCTTTCGGAGCAGCCCTTGACCCTGCAACTGTAGCAACTACTTCTACTTCAACTTTCACTGCGACAATCAATTATGTAAATGGAAGTGTTGGAAATGTAACATTTAGTAATCCTGTTCTTCAAGACTTATATGATGCAGGCGAAATTGCAGATGCATTACTTGGTGGAAGCACTTTGGTAACAGGTGACACTGTAGTTGTTGGAAATCAATTCATTGGAAATTGCGATACTTTTACAGGAGCAAGATTTAATATGACTGTAACTGATAAAGTTGAAACTTTCATTTGTATCACAGGTGAAACTTCAGTAGGAACAAGTTTTGAAGTTCCAAGTGAGGTTCAAAATTGTGTTGTTCTTTACTCAGGTGGAACAATCACTTACGATAGTACATTTGTAATTACAGTTGTAAATCCAATTGTAGTTCAGAATGTTGTTACAAATGAACTTACGGTTGTTCCTTCAGGAATTCTAACTTTGGTAGGTGGTACAATCACTCACGGTGTAGATGGTTCGGTTGTAATTGAAAGTGGTTCTATTTTCTTCCCGAATGGTGATGTTTTCACAGGTGGTGAATATAAAATATGTGATTTGAATGATAATGTTGCAGTTTACGATTGTGATACAATTGATGGTATCAATTATACACTTACAACAGGAACTACAATTATCTATAATACTGTAACTTCAGGTACAACTCAACAGATTGTATCTCAAATTCCTTCAGGACTTGTTCAAATTGATTTCTCAGGAACTGTAATTGAGCTTTCAGGTTCAGCTTATGCACAATATGATAATATGGTTGTAGCATTGCTTCGTTCTTTTGCCGAATACAATGGAGATGAAGTTTTGAACTTCCAAGTAGAAGGTAATGTAATTTCAATTGAATCAATAGATGGTGGCATCATCAAACCTTTGGATGATTTCTTAATCAAAGGTACAAAAACTGATGGGTCTACTTTTGAATTCAATGTTTCTTTTGATAAATCTAAATCTAACTACATCTTGAGAGTATTTGGTAACTTTATACCTTGTTGCCCTAATAATCTTCCATTGTATGTAGAAGATATTTTTGAAACAACTTTCAATAATCTTTTGGCTAACGGATTGATATACTGTATCAAACCTTCAATGTGTTACATTAACACTTTAAATAACTATAAAGAACCTTATCAGGGTGCAATGACTCCTTGGATAGTTTCTGAATTAAGAGGTAATCGTGTATACAGATTGTTTAGAATTCACACATTCTCTGATGGAAATGCTGCGAATACTGATATCAAAGTTTCAATTACTAATATCAGACCTGATGCAAAAACTTTTGACATTCAAGTTCGTTCTTATGGTGATACAGATAAAAAACCTGTTGTTCTTGAATCTTATTCAAGATTGACATTAAGAGAGCAAGATAACAACTTCATCGGAAGAAGAATTGGTACTGTTGATGGTAACTATGTTCTTAATAGCAAGTATATTATGATTGAATTGGCTGCAGAATGTTTGGATGAATCATTCCCTGCAGGTTTTGAAGGCTATCCTGTAAGAGATTACGATTGCATGATTAACCCTCAAATGATTTACAAAACACAATATGCAATAAATGATAAAGTTCGTCAAACATATCTTGGTTTCAATGATGTGGTTGGTTATGATGCGGATTTCTTTGATTACAAAGGAAAGCCTGCTAACGCTCTATTGCCTTATTGGACAGGAACTACACATGGTTTCCACTTGGATACTAATGCATCAGCAGTTACAGTTGATGGTGTAGGTACAGTTAACTTTGAAACAGGTGCTTATGGTTTCCAAAATGAAACTGATATCGTAGGTACAGCTTATGAAAAGATTGAATCAAGAAAATTCACAGTGCTTGTATTTGGTGGCTTTGATGGATGGGATATTCACAGAAAAACAAGAACTAACACAGATTTATATACAGTTAATGGTTCTTTAGGGCAAAAAGGTCTTACTTCAGGAGCTTTTGATGTATATAGTTCTGAAAATATAAATGAAGGTCAAACTGTAATCAATTCTGACTACTATGCTTACTTAGAAGGAATTAGAAGTCTTCGTAACAGAAACGAATTTAGAATTAACTTGCTTGCAACACCAAATGTTAATACAGCAGAAAATTCAAATCTTGTTGAAGAAGCAATTGATATGTGTGAAAACGAAAGATGTGATACCTTCTATGTTACTACTACTTTGGACACAGATGCTTCAGGACAAGTATTACTTCCAAATGATGCTGTAAGTATTATTCAAGACTTGTATAACAGCTCTTATGCAGCTACTTACTTCCCTTGGGGACAATTCCTTGATGAAGTTAACAATGTTTACCTTTGGTTGCCTCCAACTGCTGAAGTAATGCGTATCTTTGCTTTGACTGATAAAATCAGAAGACCTTGGTTCGCAGGTGCAGGTTTTGTTGTAGGTGAAACTCAATTCAAACAGGCGAGAAAGAAACTTAGACAAGATGAAATGGATGTTTTGTATGAAGGTCGTATAAACCCTATCTCAACATTCAGACAAGCTGATGGAACTTCACCTGTCTTTGTGTTTGGTAACAAAACTCTTCAAATTGCAGAATCTGCTCTTGATAGAATCAATGTACGAAGATTGTTGTTGTACGCTCAACGTTTGATTGAAGATGTAAGTTTACCACTTCTTTTCGACCAAAATGATGAAACTGTAAGACGTAAATTCGAAAACAAAGTGAATCCAATTCTTGCAAATATCAGAAATGAAAGAGGTATTTTCGCATTTGAAGTTCAACTTGACCGTTCAAATGAAGCGTTTAATTCAAATGAAATGAAAGGTAAAATTGGAATTCAACCAACAAGAACCCTTGAATATATTAACATTGAATTTGTATTAACACCTGCAGGTGCATCTTTCCAAGATATCTAAAATATGAAAAAATTTATTATAAAAGAATTAAGAAGCGTAGGTAAATACCAAATGGATGAATCTTTAATGACTCAGATGCCAACAGGATATACCTACGCTCTTCAAAATGGTTTTGAAAAGTGGGCTCAAGATAAAGATAAAGGCACACTTGCAAATATGAATAATACTGCTATTGAATTAATAGCAAGTAAGTTCGATGGAGAATTTGCTGATTATTTAAGAACTTATTTAAAAAAATATGGTAAAAGTAGTTTCTTAGGTTTTAAATATAAAGGAAGAGGCTTTAGTTATGTAGAAATTTTAGGTATTATTTCAAGATACCTCGAAAATCCAAGTGGGAATGATTATGAAGCTGTATTTGAATTGATAGGTATTCCTATGATACAATATTATTTGAAAAGAACTTTTGGTGCAGATAGTTTTTTAAGCGGATTAAGACAAATGACTCCATTTTTACAAAAAGTTTCTACAGGAAACAGTACTCTTGATAAAAAGATTTATGATGGCTTAAAGGCAGCTATAGTTAGCCCTAATTCAAGAAGTTATTTACAAAATCAAATGCAGTCATATATTGCACCAAGAATTGCTAATATTGGTTCAGACCCTCAATTTAAAGATTTATTTAATGAGGGATTCTTGAAAAGAATGATTTACGGAAATGAAGCTGCAACTAAAATGGAAATGATTAGCCAAGTTATCAGATTCTTACCTTGGTTAAGAGGTTCATTAAGAAGAGCTATAAAAGAAGCTTTGACAAAGGATTTAACTTACGATGATGTGATGAGATTAGGATTCAATCCTAAGAATCGTATTCCAAATAGTTTAGTTATAGAAAAAGCTGCTGCATTAGCATCTCAGCCTATTTTAGACCATATAGCTACATCTGCTGCAAAATTATATTTTAAAGATAATGGATTTGATGCATTAAATCAAATTGTTGAAAATTTCCTTAAAAGTCCATTAGTATCATCAATAGTAAAAGAATATATTTACAGATTTATGAAAGAAGGCGTAAATAAAGCAATTGAACTTCAAAGGAAAAAAGAGGCTGCAAAAAGGTCAAGAAAATCAAGAAGATAAAAAAATAATAAAAAATGATAGATTGTACAAAAGTAAGAAAAATGGTTATTAACCAAATTTTACCTAACGGTGAAGTTTTGCAATCAATAATTTATTTTGATGTTGATTCGGGAGACCAATTAACAGAAAATCAAGTTTCAAAATGTATAAACATACAAGCCTTGACTTTTTCATGTGCAGTTGTATGCAACCCTGCTTAATTATGATAGATTGCACTAAGGTAAGAAAAATGGTTATTAACCAAATTCTTCCAAATGGAGATGTTTTACAATCAACAATATATTTTGATATAGATTTAGGTACTCAATTAACTGAAAGTCAAGTATCAAAATGTAAAAATATTGAACCTATAACTTTTATTTGTGCTGATATTTGTACAAGTGAAGTTAATCTCAATTGTTGGTCAACTCCTTTAGAAGGCTGTTGGGAACTTCCTTCGGGAGGTTTTTGGGAATTACCTTAAAAAAAGTTTTTTTCTGATATTTATTTAAAAAAAATTATAAAATAAAAATAACAAATATTATATGGCTAATTTACTTCTTCAAGCACCATTAAAATACGAACCGAAAACACAGAATAGATGGGTGTTATTGTTTCCTGATGATGTCGGAATCCAAACATGGGCGGTTAAAAGTGTTGATACTCCTAAAATTACAATGGAAAAGAAAACTATTCAATTTTTGAATACCGAAACTTATTTCACTGCAAGTTACAAATGGGAGGATATGAATGTGACCATTCGTGATTTTATTGCTCCATCTCAATCAGAAGCTCTTATGGAATGGGTTCGCCTTCATGCTGAATCTGTTACAGGTCGTATGGGTTATAACGTTGGTATGGCAAAGGATATTATTTTACAATCTCTTGACCCAACAGGTGTTGCTACTGAAGAGTGGTTGTTGAAAAATGTTATTGTTACAGGTTCTGTTGAATTTGGTTCATTTGATTATACAGGTTCTGAGATTCGTGAATTGAAATTCACAATGTCTCCTCAGTATTGCGTTCACTTATTCGGTTAAGAAATACAAAAATATTATTATAAAGTTGGGTCTATCAAAAATGATAGATTCAACTTTTTTTTTATTTTTTTATATTTATTCATACATTAATATAAAAATTATAATATGGAATTCGAAAAAAATGTAATGCAACAACCTAATCCTTTTCAAGGATATGAACCACAATCTGAAACATTTCATCTACCTTCAAAAGGAATGTTTTATCCTGAAGTGGAAGGTCAAAGAATAACGAGTGTAAAAGTTTATGATTTGGTTACTCAGGATGAAAATATTCTTTTATCACAACCTTTGATTGAATCAGGAGAAATGATAGATGTTCTTTTGAGAAAAAAAGTTGTGTCTCCTTATCCTGTTGATAAATTCACAACAGGAGACAGGTTATCTCTTTTGATTTATATCAGAGCTACAATGGAACAAATGTACAAAATTCGTGTAGTAGACCCTGAAACAGGAAATCCTTTTGACCATGATGTGGATTTAATGAGTTTGAATATGAAAGAAATGGTACATCTTCCAAATCAAAATGGGCATTTTGAATTTAAACTTCCTAAAGATGGAAGAATTGTTACCTTTAGACTGCTTACAGGTGAAGACGAAAAAATTATACGTCAAAAGGAGAAAAAAGAACAGCAATTGAAAGGTAACTCTGAATCTTTTTATAAAATTTTTAGATTAGAGCAACAAATTGTTTCAATTGAAGGTATCACTGATGTATTTGAAAAAGCAAAATATATCAGAAATATGAAAATTATGGATAGTAGAAAACTTATAAGTTTTATGGATGAATGTATACCTACTATTGATTTTAATATTGAGGTGTCCGCTCCAAGCGGAAATCGGTTTTCTGCAAACATCCCTTTCACCGCTGAATTCTTTTACCCCAATATATAATTCAGAAAGCGTTGAATATTATTTGATGCAAAGATTGTATATTATAAAGAGAGGTGGATTTACATGGCAAGATTTAATGTTGATGCCTATTTGGGAAAAAAATTACTATTATAATAAATTAGTAGAAATTCAACAAAGAGAAGAAGAAGCTAATAAAAAATAACAAACACAAAGAGGCTATTTTTCCAAAAAAAATAGTCTCTTTATATTTATATAAAAAAATAACTTTATGAGCGGTATAATAGAATTTTTTACAGGTTTAGCTAAATGGGCAGTACCTGAAGCAGCTTTAGGGGGTAAAGAAGGTTTACAAATGGCAGCTCTTTCTAAAGGATTAGAAGCTGCACAAACCGTTATTTCTAAAGTTGCAAAAGATGTAAAAATAGGTGCAGAGGATTTTACACTATTAGGTTCAATAAGTTATTGGGATAATATCTTAGGTAAAATGAGTGATGCAAACCAAGCTTTAGGTATTGCAGGAAATCTTGGAATGAATCTTAAAGATTCTTTTAAGGGGGCATATGCTTCTGTTGTAGAAATGGGTATTACTGATGAACAATTAGGTAAAAGTATTGAATCATTTTTTGAAAAAACAGGAAGAGCTCGGATACTTTCATCAAATCAAATGTCAGAATTGGCAAAGATGTCTAAGACTTTTGGTGCTGAATCTTTAGAAATTGTAACAACTTATGGACAAATGGGGCTTAGTATAACTTCTGCTACCTCAAGAATGCGTAATTTGATAGTTCAATCTGATAAATTTGGAGTATTACCTGTAAAAGTTTCAGGTATTTTAAAAAATAATATTGATAAGGTAAATTCTTATAATTTTAAGAACGGTGTTAGTGCATTAGAAAAAATGGCAATATACGCTGCAAAAACTAATACTGATATGAAAGGTGCATTTGCTATGGCAGATAAGCTTCTTGAGGGTAGTATTGAAGGTGCAATGGAAATGAGTACTAATTTGCAGCTAATAGGTGGTTCGGTTGGCAATATGGGCGATATGGCAGAATTGATGTATATCGCAAGGAATGAACCTGAAAAGTTTCAAGAAATGTTTGAAAAAGCCGCTGCAGGGATGGGGGAATTAAATGAACAAACAGGTGAAATTAAATTTAATGCTGAAGCAAGGCAAAGATTGAAAGCAATTGCTCAAGCTACAGGGCAGGATTTTAATGATTTGATAAAGCAAGGTCAAAATCTGAAAAAATCCATGAGTATTGGTGAAGATTTAGATTCAAGTCTTAAAGGTCTAAGTAATTATGAGGAGTTACTTACAAAAGTTTCAGGTGCTGCAGAAAAAAATAAATTAGGTGAATGGGTTGTAAAATTAAAGCAAGATGGAAAAGAAGTAGAGACTGCTGTTAGTGCTTTAACTCAAGACCAAATTAAACAGATTTCGTTTACAGATGAAAGTAAGGGACCTGAACAAGCATTTGAAAATATTGCAAAATCAAATGAAAAACTTAGTGAAACGTTACAGCGTTTGATTGATACTTTAAAAGTTGAAGCTTTAAGTACAGGTGCATATGAAAAATTTAATGTCATGGCACGAGATGCTGCTGATAATATAAAAGCGATGGCTGCACCTTTTATAGATTTTATTCAAGTAACAAATAAAACTGCTTTAGAAAATTTTGAAAAAGTTGCAAAACCTCTTTCTGAAGGGAATGTTGGTGAAGCATTAAAGGGAGCAGGAGAAAATTTGGCTGACGCAGGCGGTATGCTTTGGGGTGTTACTAAAGATGTAGGAAAAATGCTTTATAATGTATTTGCAAATGCAGCAAAATTTTTGGCTGCAGGACTTGAATGGGGTTTTAAAAGAGGTGTTATTATTTTACAAAATGGTTTTATAGCAGCTTATAATGCAACACCTCTTGTAAGGGCTTTTGGTGAAGCAAAATATATTGAACCTCCTAAAGAAGCGAGCTTTTCAGAAATATTAAGTACTTATGATTTAAAAGGAGTTACATCAGGAACTGAATTTGAAAAATGGTGGACTGATTTCTCAAAAAATAATCCTGCTCCAAATACTACAACTCAATCGAATACTACTACCAATGCCCCTGTGGAAAATAAACCTGTTCCTGAAGTGAAAAAAGAAACTGAAGTTCAAAATAAATTGACTAATACTGAAGATAATAAAAATAAAAAAGTAGAGGTTGAATTTAAAAATGGTATAGATGTAAATGTTCAAGGTAAAACATCCGAATTACCAAATGAAAATAGAGTAACAGAAATGATTAAAGATGCTTTAAGAGCGAATTAATAAACTATAAAAAAACTCAAATGAACATATTTAAATAAAAAAGATGGCAACATTATTATCTTTAATAGGCGAAAGTGAAAGATTTCGTATAAAGCCAAAAAATCTGCAACCGACAGACGATGTTACAGAGAATGGTTTTTCATCTTATCTTGATGATTATGGCACTGTTGCGCTTCAAGACTATACAAATGATACAAATGTAGAGTCTCCAAGTGTATTAGATATTGGTACAATTGCAATAGCAGACCGAAAGGATTACAATGTTTTTCCTCAAGATGTTTACAGTGAAGCTGAAGTAGAAAGGATAGATGTTTCTGTTATTGATATGCCTTCTATTGAGGATATAAGTGAAGACATATATCTTGGTAACACTATTTATAACAAATATGCAAATTTAGAATATATTCCATTTGAAGTTGAGGATGCTGTTGCAGTTCAGACTTCAACTGAAGATTATGGCGAATATATCGCAAGAGTTTTAGCTAATCTTGAACAAAGAGGAAATAGTTTAGCTGATATATTTATTGGTCAATGGAACAGAGATGATTCTCCAATAGGAGTTATTGGAGGTCAAGCTTTGAATGTAGCATTGCAGAATCAATTCAAAGATGGTGTTGAAAGGAAAATATTCAGTATTGTAAATAAAAGTCTTCTAAATGTAATTGAAGGTGGTTCTATTATAAGACAAAATTATAATATTACTACAGGAAAAACATTCTTAGGAAGGGCTGCTGAATTTTTGGCTAAATTAGGGAGTTTAGAAAACCCTATATCTTACCTCCCTGAGAACGTTTTTAATTTCAATAGACCAAAAGTTGTTAACAATGGAAAAGTCACATATACAGGTTCAGGATTATCTTATAGTGAACAGGTGAATCTTTTATTAGAATATACAGGATTAGGTCAACAGAAACAATTATTAAATCTGTTGGAAATGAATATATATAAAGATAAAATTGAAGGTAGAAAGAAGACTTTAGATGCTAATTTATATATTCCTTATACTCATTTTAATCCAACTTCATTAAATGCTTCTAATTTTGTTAAAGCCGAATCTGAATATTATGAACCTTATGGGGTTGTAAGTAGACATAAAAATATTGAAAGTTTAAAAGACCCTTTTGATAAACAAATTTTTTCCGATGGATATTGGTTTGTATGGACTAATGATGAAAGAAGAGGTGATATAGGATGGACTAATAAAAAAAATAACCCTTTTAAAGATAAACCTCAATCACTTTTATTTAAAACACAAGAACTTTTAAAGGAAGGTAGCGGTATTAATGCATTTTTAGATTTAAGTGCAAAGTCTTTTGATGAAGTTATTGATGGTCAAACAAAAACTATTTCAAGAGGTGATGGAACTACTGCTTCTGCAGATGCTTTTGATGAAAATGGAACACGCATTCAAACGAAAGGTGAATATTTTCGTGTATGGACTAAAAGAATAGGATATAACCGACTTGAAAGGGCATTAAGACATCGAGGATTAGATAATGGTGATAAAAGAAGTGTTTTAAATGATAACGGTATTCCAAATTATGCTCCAACTACAAGAGAGGCTAATGGACGGAATGTTACCTCAGATACTCTTATCAAGAGATATATGTTTTCTCTTGAGAATCTTGCATGGAATGACCATATGGATGATTTGCCTGAATGTGAGCAAGGTGCAGGAGACCCTTTGACAGGTACAAGGGGAAGAATTATGTGGTTTCCACCATATGACTTAGATTTTGATGAGAATGTTAGTGTAGATTGGAATCCCCATTCTTTTATAGGCAGAGGTGAAAAATTTTATACTTATAATAATACAGATAGAACAGGAAAACTTTCTTTTTCAATTTTAGTAGACCATCCCGATATTGTTCATTTAGAAGAACTACGAGGAAAAAGTACTCAATATTGGGAAAGATATTTCAAAGGTGATAAGGCAATTGAAAAAGATGCATTAGATAAGTACAATGTACAAAAAAAGATTTCTCAAAACGAACTTGATGCATTAAATGTAATAAAAAAACCTATTCCTCCGAAATATAAGAAAGTTACTAAGACTATTAAGACTGTAAAAAGAGTAGAACAAGAAAAGAAAATTGAAGTAAAGAAAAAAGAAGAACAAAAGGGATATGGTGAAACTGTTTTGAGCATCTATTTCCCAAATAATGATACTGCAGTAACTCGTTCAACTTTTGTTCCTAACAGAGCTTCTGTAGAACCTGATTCTATTCCCGATAAATCAATCAATTTTGCTGAAATGAAATTGAAAAATATTGGCTATGAAGATGCAGGTAGAGCTGATGGTTTTGTTTCTTCGGATGGTTATACTATTAAAACTTCAAGTGGACTACAGTATAAAGATTCTAAAGGAAATGTTGTAAATAAGGGTGGTATTACTACTCAAGCAACTTATAATTTCGGTAAAATCTTTGTTTATAGTGGTGGTCCATGTAAAACATATAATAATGAAGCTTATCCTGATGATACGAATTTTAAATTAAATGAACCATTTTATTTTCAATGGCAAAAGAAATTTGTAGATGCTATAAGTGGAAAAACAAAAGTTCAAGTGACTTTTATTGGAAATGCTTCAAAGCCTGCAGCTGCTGAAGGATATACTAATACTATATTATCAACTGAAAGAGCAAATAATGCTGCAAATTGGTTTGATACAAATGTTAAACCTTTATTGAAAAATTTGAATATAAATGTAGAATTTGCACCTCATTTGAAAACATACAAATCCGACCAAGAGGATACTCAAAAGGCTGAACAAGCTGAAAAAAATACAGGAACTGAACCAAAGCCTGTTTTTTGTAAAAAATGTGATAGACCTAATTTAGAGCCATGTAAAAGAAGTAGAAGAGTCGATATATTTATAAAGGATTTAAGTCCTGCAAATACAGAACCTAATCCGCAGCCTGAAATATCAGATAATACTATTGAAGAAATTCAAACTTTTGAGGAATATGTTCTTGATACAGATGAAGGAAATGTAGACCCTGAAAACGATACAACTCCGAATATTGATGAGAGTGTTATTAAGAAATTGATATACACCGAATGTGACTTTTTCAAATATTTGGAAATAAATGACCCTATTGCTTATCAAACAATAAGTGAAAAAATAAAATATTTTACTCCTGCATTTCATTCAATTACTCCTCAAGGATTTAATTCAAGGTTGACATTTTTACATCAATGTACAAGGCAGGGCGAATCTATAGGATTAGATGGAGTTGATAATGTAAAAAATCTTGCTTTTGGTAGACCTCCTGTTTGTATTTTACGAATTGGTGATTTCTTCCATACTAAGATTATTATAGAAAGTATGAGTATTACTTATAAGAATAATAACATTATGTGGGATTTAAATCCCGAAGGAATTGGAGTGCAACCTATGTATGCAACTATTTCTTTAGGAATAAAAATTCTCGGTGGGATGTCGATGACTGCACCTATAAATAGGTTACAAAATGCTTTAAGTTTTAATTTTTATGCTAATACTGAAATGTATGATGCAAGAGCTGATAGTGTTGTTTTTCAACAACAATTCAATGCTGCAGGGGAATTAGATGAAAATGCAACTTATGGTACTCCAAAAGCAGCTAAAATTGTAGATGGTATCAAGCTTTCTTCGTTAATTAAAATTAGTGATGCAAAAAGACAGGAAAGATTAGCAAAATTGAGGCAAGATAGCCGTTTGACATTACAAAATTCAACAGATGCAGTTGTCCCTACAGACCAAATTGAAAATCTTGGTACTGTAGAATCAATATTGGAATTCAAGAAGAGAGCAGGTTTACCTTTAACTGAAAAAGAAAAAATTGTTAAAAAGGTTGAAGATGAAACAAAGGATAAATTTCAATTGATAAATTTAGACCCTATTGACAGTAGGAATATAAAGATTACGATGACAGAAAATTTAAAAACTGAAAATTCTTTATTAAACCAACAATCTAAAAATTTGTATTCAAACAGATTTAATTCAAAAAATCCTGATGATGTAGCATTCTTGAATAATTTATTAAAAAAGGATGAGCCTTTTATTCCTTTTGACCCTAAAAATCCTGAATCAGTTGCACAATTTAATAATTTTATAGAATCTGTTAGTCAATACTCTCAAGCAAGTTCGAGTAATCCATCACAAATAACAGAAGAAAATAATAAAAAAACTGCAGAAGAATATTTAGGTGCATTCCAAAGGGTTTGGTTAAACAGTAGAGGAGAATTTATAAAAATATAATTTATGGCAAATTTTAATAGATATGCAAAAATAAGTATAAATGGTGAAACTAAGTTAATGCCATTTATAAGAATAAGAGAAAAGTCAACTGATAAAACATTGGTTTGGAATAGTGAGTTGCATCGTATGGATATTTTAAGTCAAAGGTATTATGGACTTCCTACTGAAGGGTGGTTAATCATGATGGCTAATCCTGAATTTGGTACAGATGAATTTGATATTCCTGATGGGACTATCATAAGGATTCCATTTCCATATACTACTTCTATTCAGTCTTTCATTGATGATATGAATAGATTTGATAACAAATTTGGTTTTTAAAAACTTTTCTTTAAATTAATAATAAAAAATGGCAGGTTTTGAAACAATCTCTAATGAGAACTTTTTTACAGTTGTAGTTGACCCTAATGGCTTAAATAAAGAAAATGTTAGGCATGAAGATTTATTTATTTTTGTAGACTTTAGAGCAATGCCTAAGAGTCGTTCAATAGTAGAAACGGATGGGACTATTACTAATGATATTTTTGATTCAAAAGGAATTAGTTTTATTGCTTCAACTACGCAAAATGGAAAAGAATATCTTACAACAAATTATACTAATATTGGAGGTAAACAAACGAAAGAAAAAGAGGCATTTGGTATTACAGATATAAAAATAGAATTTGGAAAAGATTTAGCTCCGATTGTTCAAATAAAATTTGTTGATGCAAGAGGTGCAGGATTATTTAATGGGTATGAAACTGTAGATGAAAAAGGTGTATTGTCTAATGATTCATATTTTTCCACTTTTTTTAGTTTACCTTATCCTGTTTTCCAATTAACAGTAAAAGGTTATTATGGGAAAGCTATTACTTATTGTTTAAATTTGATGAAATGGAATATCACATTCAATGCAGATAAAGGTGATTTTGAAATTGATGCGACTTTTCAAGGATTTACTTTTGCATTTCTTGCAGATATTCTAATGAGTCATGTAATTGCAATAACAACTTCCAAAATTGGGCAAGAAGCTCTAAAAAAAGAAGGAGTGATAAGTATCACTGAATTGGTAGGGAGATTAGGTCAATTAACTCAGATAAGTGAAGATTTTAAAAAAAGTAGCTCTTCTTATGAAGAATTAAAATTTGTCAATAGTTTATTGTTAGATAGAATAGATAAAATTATTGATGTTGTAGGTCAACCAATGACTAAATCTAATTTTTCTACTTTTGGAAATAAACTCCCTATACCTCAATTAAAGTTAAATACTGACCAAATTTTCGTAAGAGATGTTGGAGTTATTTCAGAAGAAAAATCTGTTGAAATAAAAGCTATAATTGAAGACCTTGACAAATATATAAAGGAGTATAATGATTTTATAAAAACTAATCTAACAAAGTATAGTTATGGAAATCAATACAAGATTGATAATTTTAATATCAATATACCTTCAATTTCTTATTTAATTGACGATAGTAGTACAAATAAAATAATTACAGAAGCTTTAAAGGATGGTTTATCTGCAGACCCAAATATTACTACAACAGGTGCTTTAAGAAGTAGATTAAATCTACCTGAAGATTCAAAAAAGAAATTTTATATTATAGATTTTCATCCATTCAGAAAAGAACTTGCTGAAATAAAAGATGAATTGACAAAAAAGAAAAATGAATTAGAAAAGAAGGTAAATGATGATTTAAATGCCAATATTGAAAATCAAATTGGATTAAAATTAAATATTCAAAATGTTTTCAATATTCTAACAGGAAATATTGATGCCTATTTAAAAGTTATTTATGACCATGCAAGAGCTGCAGATAATCCTGATATTCAAAAGGAACGTGTAAAGGCTCTTAGGGGTGGCAAAAATGATATCAATGATGGCGTTAATAGGGTATTCCCTTTCCCTGCAGTTTTTGATTCAAAAGAAGATAAAGAAATTTGGATTGGAGATATTGTAGGTGAAGATAATCCCTATTTTCCCGAAATAAATTTGGTTAGAACTACTATCAATTCATTTATTACTTCAAACGGTAAAAGTGCTAATAAAAATACAACAGATAATTCTAAAAATACTGTTGCCATTTCAGGCGATAGTTGGATTCCTATGAATCCAACTGATTATTCACCTATACCTTATGAAACGATAAATAAACAAAATTTCAATGGCAATCAAATACCTGCAGCATTAGCTACAGAAATTGTTAAAAGAGCTACAAATGCTTATAATAAAACAGGTCATAAAGAAACTACATTTAATTATATTTCTCAATTTGATGCAGCTTTTTCTTTCAGTAAAACAACTGAATCTGTTATTAAAAATATTATAAATAATACTGATTCAAATACTTTTGCAGATTCTGTTATTAATAGTGCTACTACAGGTACGGATGTTACTTTAGGGAATTCTACTGTAACAAAAAATACTAAAGTTGAAAAAACAGATAATACTACAATAACCACAACTACTACTGAAACTGTTACAGTTATTGAGACAGTTGAACCTGTATTAGTATTACCTGATGATTATATCAAATATATTCTTTCATTTGAGAAAGCTTATAATTATCCAAATTATGGATTGAATGCATCAGACCCTAATGGTTCTTATGGAACAAGTTTCCCTAATAATAAGTTTCCTGCTAATTTTAGTATGAATGATGCCATTAATCTTTATAATACTGCATTTTATATTCCATTTTTAACGGATGTTCCTGAAGGATTAAAACCTATTCTTTTAGATATTTGTGTAAATCAAGTTGACCCTTTAGGGATGTTGATTGCAGCTGCTAATAGGTTGGATGATGCTATTAATATGCCATTAAGCTCTATAAGAATAAGATGGTTTGGAGGTTCAATGATTTATACAGTTCCACAAAATACTATACCTTTTCCAAGTCAATATACTACTACAACTTCTTATAGTGATTTTCAAACATATAAGCCTGCTATTTTTGCTTTATACAATGCTAATCCGAAAGCTTTAATTGATGAGCTTTCAAAAGTGAGATTAATGTATTATAGTGAAGCAAGTGGAAAGGAAAAAACAGGCAGAAATAAGGTTACATTTTTTACCGAATGGAGTATTCGTACTTTTGCTATGGCACAATTCGCTAAAGATATATCTATAAATAAAGCGCAAGAATATAATTATTATCATGGCATAAATTCAGAATTTTATAAAAGAGGTACTAATTTTTCTTTTGAATTAAAAAGTGCGAAAGATTCAGAAGAAAGCCTTCTTTGGTTTAATAAAGTTGGCAATAATGCAACTCCATATCTATCAAATGTAAATCCTGAGCTTAATACTAATAAAAATGTAAATACAACTTTACCTATTACAGATGTAAATAAAATCATTTTATTAGGTACAAATCGTTTTACTGATGATGATACACAGATTGCAGCCTTTAATGCTCAAAATAAAAGAGATTTATCTTCATTTGTAACAACTAAGATAACTGAAACAAAACTTTCTATTGAAGATATTTTAATTCCTAAGAAGTTTAAAGATGTCCATAGAAGTTTAGATAAGAAGACTTATGTTACAAAAGGTGATATAACCGATTTAATTTGGAAAGATGATGTTAAAGCTTCTATAAAGAAGTTTCATAAATCAAAAACAAGTAATGACTTATTACCTGATAAATCTTATGCAGGCGTAATAATCTCTCAAATAAATGATTTATGTGTATTTGATGGTCAAAGAAACCCTTTAATAGATTTTGTAAGTACTCCTGATGTGAATTCAAAGTATACAAATTTATTAAGGAAGTATATAGGATTTGGACTTCTAAAAGGTGTAGATACAGATAAGCTTCTTTTTAACCAATATTATTATGTAAATTCTAATATTAATGAAAAAGCTTATATGTTTCTTTTGACTATTCCTCTTGAAACTATTTCAGATTTTAATAAGATTCTGAATATGGGTGGAATATATAAAATGACAAAAATTCAATTGGCTTGGGTTGCAGCACAGTTTTGGAGAGCTAAGTTGATAAGAGATACAAAAAAAGATGTTTTTGATAATATACTATCGCAAATAGCTAATTTAGTTGGAACTAATTCTACAGAATTGACTCCTGAACAAATTCAAATATATTTGAATGGATTATTTGATTTACAAAAGAGTAAGCTTAGTTACCTCCCAAATCTTGATGATTATAGTGAAGTGTTTATTCAAAAGCTTTCTAAATATTATGAAGATTGGATAACTAATGACTTCTTTTATCCTCAGAATTATATGTTGTCAGATTTTAATGCTTCAAAAATAAAATTGGAGGATTATGTAACACAATATCATACTTTCTTTTTATTATCTGCAGAATCCCCTCAATCTAAAAGTCATGAGGATTTTAAATTTTATTATAATAAAGTATTGGAAACTTTAATTGAGCCTGTTGATATTCATGTGAATGATATAAATGCTATCAAAAAAACTTTGAAGAAAGAAGATATCTTATCACAAGAAATTCTAAAACAATATTTAGTTAGTTGGATAAATACATACAAGTCTTTTGTAACTCAAGAATTAAAAAATCCAAAGAAAGAAAATACTGTAAATACAGGTACTGAAACATTTTATACAACAGATAAAGATACAAAAGTTGCAGTTTATAGACATTACAAAAATCTTTATGATAAATGGATAGGTGGAACTCTTGATGGAAAGATATATAATCTTTGTTCAAATAGTGGGACTGCACAAAGCGGAAGAAAGCTTATTGACAGATTCCATTTTGTGGATGCAGCATTTAATCCAATAGGAGATAAGGCTGTTATAGACCCTAAAGCTCTTATGAAGTTATCTACACAATCTTCTGAAGATTTTCATATATTCTTAGGTTCATTAGCAAGAGATTCAAATTTTTTATTACATTCTTTACCATCTTCTATTCATTATAAAACTCCTCAAGATGGACTTGATATGTGGAAGCCATATACTACAGCTAATGATGCTAATAGTGGTGCTGCATATATTTTACAATACAGGGGTGGGAATTCTAAACATTTAGATTTAGGAAAAAAATCTCTTTATGTTAATGATGGATTTGATTTTAGAGAATCTGATATTGGAAAAATTCCTGATGCATTCAAAAAAAGAATTCCTATGAATGCAAATAATGTTCCAAAAGATAAAGATAAATATAATTTGGTTATATTCCGTGTTGGATATGCTGACCAAAATCAATCTATTTTTAAATCAATAACTTTAAATCAATCTGAGCATAAAGAAACTGATGAATACTATAAAGCATTTGCGGATGCTATTGATAATAGAGGTGGAACAAAGCCAATGTATAAAAAAGTAAACTTATATAATTTATTTGCTATAAGAAGTTATAAATGTAGTGTTACTTGTTTAGGTAATATGATGGTTAATGCATTAAATTATTTCCAATTAGATAATGTTCCTTTTTTTCATGGAGCATATCAAATTGCTAAAGTGAGCCATAGTATTTCTGCGCATAATATTGAAACTACCTTTGAAGGATATAGAATGCCAAGATTTACTTATCCATTTATTGATAGTGTAATAGCTTATGTACAAATACCTCTTTCAGAAACTTTATTTAGTGCAGACCAAAAAGCAAAACCTGTTATTAGACCATTAGGAGGAAAAAGTTATTCTGAAGCTGAGATAACAAGTGCCAATAGTACTAATTTAGTTGGTAGTGATAAACCTTTAAGAAATGATTTAGAAAGTACTGTAGCTTTAATGCATCCAAGTGTTCAAAGTACATTTAGAGCATTTTTTCAAGATGTTGAAACAATATTAGGTTATAAAATCGTATATGTTTCTTCATATAGAGGTTGGGCAGATAGCTACAAGGTTTGGAGTACAAATTCTGAAGTACAAAAGTGTTGTCAGCCTGGGCAGGATTACCACTTCTTCGGTCTTTCCGCAGATATAACTATATCAAAAGATAATAAAGTTTTAGGTTTAAATACACCAAAAGCTGATTGGGAAGCTACAGGTATTAGAGAAATCGCAAGAAAATATAAAATGCGATGGGGTATTGATTTCGCATTTGGAACTGTAGGAGACCCTATTCACTTTGATTTACCATTACATCCAATGGCTGATTTAGTTAAAAGAGCTAAAGAAAAGTATGGTAGCTTAGAAAAAGCTGAAGGAAATAAAATGGATTTTACAGGATTACCTACGCAAACATGGAAAATTGCTTAAATATATAAAATATGAATACATTAAAATTTTCAGATATAAAAGTTAAGGAGTTTAATAGATTATTAAAAACAAATTTTAATCCTAATTCGCCTAAAAAATATGGTACAACTTCGTACCAAAGTTTTGCATGGGTTAAAAGTGCTTTAAATGAACTTGGGGTTACTTTTGATGATGAAATTAATTCTGCTTGGGCGTTATTTTCTAAATTGGATAATATTAATATGAGATATATTAAGAAGGCTAAATTTAGAGAAGGTGTTCAAAACGGATTTGATAATAATACTCTTGCAAAAGTAATACCTGATGGTTCAATTGTATTTGGTTATTTTGTAGGTAATCCTTATGTATTTAGGTCTATAGATGAAATGTTTGCTTTAAATTTAAGTTTAGGAATCGTTAAACAGCTTTTTTTAAGACCTTATTTGAAATTAGATGATATACCAAATGTAAACGAAGATACAAATGACTTTGGATGGTATGATTCAACTCCAATCAGTCAAATGAAATTTTCTGAAGAAGGATTTAAAACAAAATGGGATAAAGTTAAAAATAAAATCCTTATTGGTAAAAAACTACCTTTTGTTCCTATTAACCATATTGGTATATTTGCAAATGGACATTTATTACATTATTGTTCAGATATTTTAGTAGAACCATCAGATTCTTTAAGAATTGTTGCATATTATGATTTTAAAACCTTATATTTGTTAGATGCAGTTAAAAGGTTCGGAGAATCTATTGTGAATTCTGAAATAGTACAAACAGGTTTAGCACTTGCTGCAACTGCTACAAATAGTAGTGAAAGTTTAACTAATTTAAAAGATGCTTCTGATATTATTAATATAAGTAAAAAATTTAACATTTAATGAAAATAGGCAACATTTATAATTATGATTTTAATATACCTGATTTTTTTAATAAAACTAATAAAATAGACAATGATGAGATGACATTAATTGTTGGATGGAAAATGGCAAAACAGATTTATCCCGATATGTCAATTTTAAATTGGAAAATAAGTGACAATCTTTATTGGACTGTAGAACCTGATGAAGATAAAATAATATTTGAAAAAAACTTAGTGAATTTTAAAAAAGTATGCATAGATAGAATAATAAGTCAATACAAATATCATTATGTGGATTTATTACTCAATCCCATGCCACAACTTGATTTGAGCTCACAAACAGTTATACTTTTGAAAAATAATATATTCTATATAAAGAACTTCAAAAATATATATGGAATATCGTTAGAATTAAGTACCCATCTTAATCTTAGCTTAAAAAATCAACTTTTAAACCAAAAATCCGAAATTGAAGATGACATACAAGAAAAATTTGGTATTGAAGATAGATTTTTAGTGTGTTTTTTATAAGTTTAAGATATTTATTATAAACAATTAACAATTAAACTAATTAAAAATGGCTTGCAATTCAACTATTGGTCGTGTATTCCCTTATGGTCTGTGCGTTACTCCTGATAAAAGAACTAACTACAAATATCCACAAGATGTGCCTTCTTTGAATGCTGTGGCTCTTTTTAAAGCTAAGTATGGCTTCTAATCAAAACTATTATGGAAAAGGAAAAAATTGAAGCTGCATTTGATAACTTTTTGAATCCTGAAGAATCAAAAATCGAAACTAAAGCAGTTAACGTAAAAACAAAAAAAATTATCAAAAAATCTGACGGAATCATCGAACACGTTGAAAAGAAACTTGTAGTTGAGGATGGAAGAGAATTACTACTCTAATATGCGAAATTTAGACATTGACAAAATAAGCAAAAGGTTATTTATAATTTCAGAATACGGAAATCCTAATTACTATAATCCTTCTTATGGTGATGAAGATGAGACTTTAACTGAACAAGATGCAGCACCAACTCCTGCAGATGATGCAATTGCAGGTGAACTTGATGCGTTAGGCGCAGCTCCTGCTCCTGCTCCTGCTCCTGCTGATGCAACCGCTCCTGCCCCTGCTGATGCAACTGCTCCTACTGCAGAAATGCCTGCAACAGATGTACCACCTATGCCCGAAGTTCCTGCTGAAGGCGGTACTGAAGATGAGGTAGAAATTGATGTTACTGATATTGTTAGTGGCGTTAAGAAAGCTGAAGATACAGTTGAAGAATTGGATGATAAAGTTGAAGGCTTAGGAAGTCAAGTAAATGACTATATTGAAAAACTTCTTCAATCAAATGAAATGTTGATGAACAAAGTAAGTGAATTGGAAAAAAATATGAACAAGCAATTTGTTCAAAGAACTCCTACTCCTTATGAACAATTGATGCTTCGTTCAATGTCTTCTTATCCTTATACACAACAGTTGACAGATTATTGGAAGCAAGGTTCTGAAAAAGGCATGTATATGTCAAACAAAGAAATGCAATCAGATGAAGAGGAATCTGAAGAAGATGAAACTCCAAAAGAATATAACTTGACTTATAAAGATATCAATGATACTTTTTCTGACGTAGATGTTAGAAAAACTTTTTAAAAAAAACTTTAAAAAAATTACAACTTAATCAAAAAAACCACTATATTTGTGGTCTATATACATCTTAACATTTATTAACAACTTAATTTTTTACAACTTATGGCTTTAGGAAATCCAAATGCTACAAAAGGTAGCAAGAAAAATGAATCCCCTTTTAAAGGGTTTGAAAATTACAATGTTCAGGTTTACACCAAAAACGGAGAAAATTTTTTCAAGGTGGAACGTAGTTTTATCATGAATGCTCCAACAGAAGATTACTTCGAAAATGAAGAAGATTTTCTCCGTGCAGAAGCTGAACATAAAAAGTTGATGAATAAGTACAACAAACATCTATCTAAATGGCTTGAGAGTCCTATGGATAGAGAAAATGCTTCTTATTTAAAACAGCACGAAAGAAACATGAGAATTTTATCAGAAGGTGAAGGTAAAGTTGCTTATGGTACATTTCCTGCAGATTCTCCCACAATTGCAAGTTTAGATGGCGTTATTTACAATATGTCACAAAAACTTGATGTTATCGTTTCAACAAATCAAAAGACTGAAAAACTTTATTTTGATATGGTTGATTTCAATAACAAACAAATCTACCGAATTAATTCATCTTTTTCAACTGCAACTCGTAATTGGCTTGATTCGATTATGAGGCTTGATTCTTTGAAAACTCCAATTCAATTGAAGTTTGAAACAGAAATGAAACCTGAATCAAATTTCAAAGAACCAAAAATGAAAGATGGGAAGCCTGTTATTTCAGCTGTAATGATGAGCGAATTCAGAGATGGGTATTATCGTAAAAAAGTAAAACCTTTGTATTACAATTACGATAAAGAACGTAATCACCTTTGTGAAGAAAGTGATGCAAAAGATTACAATGATGCGCTTCAATTTGCAATCAAAAAAGGTTTCAATGGAGATATTATTGAATTCTTTGTAAAAAAAGCTAATGATGTAATAATTCCAAGACTTCAAAGGGAGATGAAATCTTTCTTTGGTGAAATGGGATTTGAAGTCGAGTACCTTAAAAATGATAAAATTGGATTATTTATTCCAAATTTCAAAAAAGAAGGTTCTGATGATGATTCCGATGACAACTTCGAAGAATACACTCCTAAACAAGAGGTATTGGAAACCCCTACAAAAGATGCTGCAGTAGAAAAGAATACTAAAAAGTCTAAAAAAGCTTCAACTGCAGACGATGAAGACTTACCGTTTTAATTCTTGAATTTTTAATTAACTTTGCTCACTTCCTCATTGGAAGTGGGCTTTTTAAATTCCTTATTATGTCTTTATACGAAATAAATAATCAACTCCTAAGAGGAAAAAGTCTTGCTGATGGAGATTTTAGTAACAAAGTACTCGAAACTTTAATCAATATCTTTGAAGAAGCTGCAAACTATAATGATAAAGTTATGCATAATTCTGACTCAGATTTAGATTATATTTCTGCAGATGAAATGGGTATTGCTGCTTATATCACAACCATAGGAATGGCAAAGTCAATTGCAAAATCTGTTCTTGAGAACAAACTTTCAGTTGCAGATGAAAAATGGAGAAAAACTGATTTGAGCGATTATAAACAATCTTCAAAATCTTCAACCATTCATATGAACAACTTGAGAGGTTTGACTGAAATCATGCCCTTCAATCAAATCAATGAGCTTCTAACGACACTTTATTATGATTTGAACACCAAGTTCAAAGCATTGCAATCAATAGCCTCAAATCGAAAATTTGAGATTGAAAAAGGTTTAGTGGAATATACTATAAGAAAAAGAATTACTAAATGATATTATGTTCCACGTGGAACAATTATTAATTAACTCGCTAAAAATAGTAAAATGGTAGCTGAAATAATGGAAAAATATCCTGATGAAGAATTTCTTTTAGCTGATGGATTCAATGAGGCTGTATTAGGAGTAGATGAAAAGTCTATGAGGTTAATTTATTCTATTTCTAAATGTATAAACATTCTAATGGAAGATATGTCAGAAGAAGATGCTTTTGAATATTTCTATTATAATGTAAGTGGCGCATATATGGGGGAAAAAACTCCTATTTGGTGTGATGATATCCTATAACCCCTATGAATACATTATTAGTAGATGGAAATTCTTTGTTAAAGAATTCATTTGAAGCAACACTTTCTACAGAGGAGTACAAGAAAAATTTCAATGGAATTTACTTGTTCCTTTTGAAATTGAGAATTATCCTCGATTCAGATTCTTATACTCATTTGAGAGTAGTTTTTGATGGAAAGGAAAGTGGTTCTTTGAGAAGAGTAGTTTATCCTGATTATAAGCTAAAAAGGCATACTAAGGAAAAAACTCCTTTCGAAGTAGAAAAGTCTTTAAAATTTAATCAGCAAAAAATATCGTTAAAAGATTACCTATCTTATTTCTGCAGTGTATATGAAGATAAATCTGTAGAAGCTGATGATATTATTGCTGCTTATATAAGACAAAAGAGTTCAAATGAAAAAGTTACAATCGTTACAGGTGATTTTGATTTGCTAAGTCAAATCTCTAATACAGTAAATGTTTATTATCTAAATAAGTCTTTTAAATTCAAAACAAGAGTAGTTGAAAGATATGAAAAAGAAGTAGAAAGAAAAAATTTAGTAATAGACCATAAAAATTTTAAAAAAATATTTGGATTTCCTTACGAAAATATTATATTAATAAAAACAATCTGTGGTGATAATTCAGATGAGATAAAAAACATCAAAGGTGTAAAAGAAACAAGTTTATTTAATTGCTTCCCTGATATTCAAAAGAAGCCTCTTAAAATAGAAGAAATTTTGGAACAATGTAAGATTATAACAGAATCTGATACGACTGTTCTAAAGAAAATAAAGCAAAATATTTTAGAAGGAGTTACTGATGGGTTACAAGGGAAAGACATATTGAAAATAAATAGTAGAATTGTAGACCTTTCAAATGAAGAATTTATTACCAAAGAATGTATTGATAATTTAAATGAAATTGGTTTTTTCTCTAAAGAAAAGTTTGTTCCTAAAGATTCAACTTTGATGGTGGAAAAAATGAAAGAAAGTGGATTATTAGATTTTATTAGTAATAAATCAAAGAATGTCAAATATTTTTTTAAACCCTTTTTAAAAACGTTAAATAAATGAGAGATTACTCAAAAAAACCGAATCGTTTTACTTTTAAATTGCTTTACAATAATGAGGTAGTAACGGCAACAGATAACTATGGTAATATCAGACCTGCAGAAAGGCATTTTGATTCACCATTTTTTGAACCCTATAACTTAAATCCTTACTTGGACAAAAAAGTAAGTTTAAGAGAAGGCGAATCTGCAATGGATTATCTTAAATATACAAAGACCTTTGAAAATTCATGGGAATCTGTAGAACTTGGTGAAGCAGTTGCAGACATTTTTAGATTGATTTTA